TAGTTTGCCGTGGAACACCATTAGCCACGTTGCTCAATGCGCCAATGCCTGCATCTGGGTATGATACATTTTGAGCCATTGGGGCTTGGTTGCTCTGAACGATTGCATTTACGCGGTCTATAAAAGTATTCATTGCTAGAAATCCTTCTTAAAATTGTATCCAACCGATCCATCGTCAGAAAAATTAAGCCTACCACCATTGCCAACATTGAAGCCAATATTTCTTTTTGCGTCAGAAGATATGGGAATATTAATATCCGCCCCTCCAATATTCATTCCAATATTTCCTGAGTAATCCACTTCAGACCCAGATCTTTTTGTGCGGTTTGCATCAAAGCTAAAAGCACCCATCCGCGCGCCAATACCAATCTTGGTGAACGTGCCTACATTTGGATCATTGAAAAGACTTAGACCTGTTTCCACATCAGTAAATTCTCTATTTGATCTGGTTCTAAATCCCATTGCTGATCCTTGAATATCAACTGGCCCTATTGATGTTTGACCGTCCACTCCAATGCGAACAGTATTAGCAGTGTCTTCTATATTTAAAGGTCCATCAATCCTAGACATTCTTTCATCAGTGTATCCAATCGTTGGAGTAATTGATCCTAATCTGCCTTCAAATGTTTTATTAAGATCAATTTCCGCCCTAGAGCCATCAGGTCCAGCATCATATCTAATGCCACCAGAAATAGGCAGGTTAGATTTTCTAAGGTCTATTTCTGCAAAAGCGCCGGGTCTGTATTGTTGTTCCATTACGCCCTCATAGGTTGTGGCTGTGGAGGTGGTGGTGGAGCCTGTTGCGGCTGTGGTGGTCCTGCTTGTGGCTGGCCCTGCATCATGGCATCTGTGATCGCGCCCAGCGCCCCCGGCTCACCACCGCCCATACGCCGTTTAATTTCCATGACCTTGTCGATCAGGTATTTATCCATATCCATTGGAGCTTCGTCGCCCTGTGGTGGTGGCCCCTGTGGACCACCTTGTGGCCCACCCTGTGGTGGCTGGCCTTCCTGTGGTAACCCGCCAAAAGCAGCGGGATTGATTGGCGGCAAATTATAGGATTGTGGTGGTAGCATTCTTCATTGCCTCCATCTGGATCTTAGCTGCGTTTTTTTCTCGCTCAAGTTGTAGTTCAGCTTCCAACTTCATTATCTTAGCTTGCATGTCTTGCTGCGCCTTGGCTGCATCGATCTCCATGTCCTGGCGGGCCTCGGCCTGCTTGATCTCAATGCTGGACTTCGCCTTGGCCTGATCGGCTTGTATTTGCGCCTGTGTACGGGCCTTCAGGGCCTCTGTCTCAAGCTGCGCGAGTTGCTGTGCATATTGCAGTGGATTGCCCTGTCCTTGGCCCTGCTGTTGGCCACCAGTGAGCGCCTGTATCTGCTTCATCTGTGGAGCTGCCTGCACGACCTGCGCGGCACGTTGGCTAATCAGTCGATCCATCTCTGGATCAATAGCAGCAAACTTGAACTCTGGATCTTTAAAGTCTGGAAGTGGCGGCATCTCAATATTAATGCTGGCCTCCATACGCTGACGATACAGGAGCGCAATGTGTTCTGCGATGTGGGCAATCAACACGGGCTGCATAGCCGCAGCTCCGGGGTTACCAGCCAGTGATGGATCTTGCAGAAACTGCATGTGAACCGCAATGTGCGCTTCGTGATCCTGCTCTGGGAAAGCGCGAATGCCTTTGCCGTACAGGACGCTCATGTTCTCATCAATCGGGTCCATCAGCACAGCCTCTTCTGGCTTCTTCAGGATCTCATCAATGTTGGGTATTCGGATCGCCTCATACATGCGCTTGTAGGCAGCGTATAGGTCGTGGAACTGCGGAGCTGATCGCGCCATTTCCAAGACAGCTTGTGCCTGCGCGATGCGCTGGGCTGTCGAGAAGATGTTAGGATCTGACACTGGGACAATGTCGATCCGATCATCAAAGTCGGAACGATAGATAACCTCCGCAGCTCCAGCCTGCGAGAAACTGAACTCATCAGGGAGATTTTCAGCGTTCAGATCCGCAAGGAGTTTAAACTCTTGGCCCTGCGCGTAGTGCAGGCGCTTGTGAATTGCGCTAAATGCCTTCGATCCCTGCTCAATCAAAGCAACTGTAGATCCGACTGGGGCATTTGGGTTCACGTCGCCAATGTTTAAATCGGCTGTGCTGGCAAATCTCTGGCCTGCATCGACCATGTAGCCAAGCAAGTTAAACAAAGAACCTGACGGCTCTTTAAACGGCAGTGGCATAATCGCCTTGTTTACGTCATCCACAGTGCTGTCGAGGTCAACAAATTCACCGGGGGATATCTGCATGTCGCCGCCCTGAACACGGCCACGCAACTTAAATCCGCCCTGCATATTTGCGAATGCTGCACTGTCGAGAAGTGCGCGCAGAGATCCTGTCGCTGCTTTGCCCAATCCGCCAATCATGTGGTAAAGACCGAAACCGTAGAAGCCTAGACCGGGCAGGAACTTATAGCTCACAAACCAGTCACGGCGTTTCTTCATTTCATCTTCTTCGCGCCAGTTACGGCGAACGGATACGACGTTCTGGTTTTCATAGTCGATTGTAATGACGTATGGGATTGCAACTGCGTTGTCATCGTCCTCGCCGTCATCCATATCTTCGCCATCAATGCCATCGAACAAATCGTAAACGTGCATTTCTAGCAGTGTCATTACGTCGTCATTGCTGTCGTCGTACTGATCGACACCTTCGATCTCACCTATCACATCGCCTGACGGGTCCATGCTATCGCCTGACCCATACGTTGTCGGCAGGTAGTATCCGTTCTTGACGTAGCGGTTGAAGTCATTCTTCGGCATGCGGATGACGTGGGTGTAGCGTGGGCTGGTGTATAAATCTTTGCTCTCTGGGGCGACCACGAAATCTTCAGCCTTTACGAACTGGCTGCACTGGCGGTCTAGGTTAGCGTCCCACCAGACTTTCTTAAACGTGTGGCCGATCAGCGGTAGGTGAAACAGCATCTGGTCGAGGTCAGGGAAATACTCAGGCATTTCCTGCGTGATTTGGTAGTTCATAAACTCACGAACGCGGCGACCCTGCTCTTCTATTTTTTCGTCTGGATCGCCAATGATCACAGTCTTGATTGGGCCACCTGACGGATACAGCTCTGCGATTGCCTTGGCGTTAAACTGTGTGGCAGCTTCCGCAATCAGCGGGTGTACAACAACAGACAATCCGCGTGTGGCACGTTCGGATTCGCCTTCGTCCATGCCTCCGTCTGGGTCTAATGTTCTTAGCCCATCCTGATAACGCTCAAGCCACTCCGACCTAGCTTCGCGGTCATTCTCGTAAAAGCTGACCAGCTCACGCGCTTTTCGGGATAGCTCTTTCTCGTCGATTGTCTCTGCAAGGTTAATATCGAATTGTGCTGAATCAACTTCGTCCATCATGTCTAGCTCTGGGTCACCAACCAAAACATCGCCGTCAGGAAGCTCCTCAACCATTAAGCTGTCGTCTGGTAAGCCTTCAGCGAATGGGATAATTTTTGGATCAGCCATACATCGTCATCCTCTTGGGTTCGTTTATTTCGTCTTCTTCTGGATCGGTGCTATGTTCTAGGAACCAACCTTTTCGTAATCTTAACCACGCTTGGGTGCATGTGTCCACTATATCATCGTTTGGGTGCGCTGGAAAAGCAGCCACAATATCTATTAAATCTTTCGCCCAGCGCTTATCAGAGGGGTAGTATATTCTTCCGTCTTCTAAAAGAGCGGAGCTGGCATGCGCTCTTGCAACCTTATCACGATCTGGCGGATATGACAATACTGGAACGCCAGACATCCGCAAGTCTTGCAAAAGGCTTTGTCCGCTTGCCTTTTTTTCTATGAGAACAGTGTCTGCCTCCCACTCCTCATAAGCCTCCTGCGCTAGTTTTCGCAGCTCTGGATATGACGGCTTGCCCCAGTACGCTTCTAACAACATGGCGCACATTGCTCCTTTATGGCGAAACACGCCCCAAGTAGTTCGCGCGCTAAAGCTAGAGCTTTCCTTACCCTCGAACGCGGTGTCCCATGATTGCAGCACATAATCAATTTCTGGAAGGTCACCGTCCCAAGGAACCCACCAGCTTGCCTTTAGGATACCACCACCTTTGGGGCTAGGACGTTGCTGTAGCTGCCCAGCGGCTGCGTAGGAACCAAGGCTGCGCTCTAGGGTCGATAGCTCTTTCTCTCCGAACCTGTCGGGCCACAATAACTCACCCTCCTTGGTGCGGGGGTCGGTAAAGCCAAGAGGGGAGCGCGAGGGAGTAGGGTGCCCGATCTCGTACCTTGCTGGGAGGCAAAGATGCGACCACTCATCGCCCATATCTTGCAACAAATGTCCCGTTAGGTCATCATTGTGGACTCGCTGCATGATCAGAATAAAGCTCGATGTGCGAGGGTCATTAAGACGAGTTTGCATCGCTTGGTCCCACCACTCTAGGACGCCCTCCCTAACTTTAGAGCTATCAGTATCTGTAACATTATGAGGATCGTCTATGCATATCACGTCGCCACCATCCCCAGTGAGTGCCCCTCCTACAGATGTCGAAATACGATAACCTGACTTATCATTTTCAAACCGCTGTTTCTGGTTCTGATCATCGGTTAGCTGGAACTTGTCACCAAAGTGATTTTGATACCAAGGGCTGTCGATCAAGCGCCGACACTTAGTGCCGTCTCGAATTGAAAGGGAGCTTGCATAAGATGCGTACAGAAACTTCTTACTTGGCTGTCGCGTCCAAGTCCAAGCTGGCAAGGCAACGGCCACGCTGATGGACTTGGAGTGTCTGGGAGGCACGTTAATTATTAGGTGACGGATATCGCCTTCGACTACTGCTTGGAGGTGTTCGCTGATACAATCCAGATGCCAGTTGCTTTGGTATTCCACCCCCGGTTCGATTGTACTCCACGCTGCTTTC